TGACAAGTGAAACTGATAATCAAACGCTGAGTTTCCTTTCACCAGACTTAACTATAAGCGGCAGTTTAAGCAGTGTAGATTTATCAGCATTAACAGATGGAGGAACCTACTAATGGGAACTATTAAATTAAAAAGAGGAACGGGTTCACCAGCAGGTAGCCTGGAACAATATGAAGTTGCAATGGATGTTGCGGCACAAACACTTTATGTCAGTTCAAACGGATCTGACGCGGTAATACTTGCAAACAAATATGATGACAGTGATGCAGTTACGGCAATTGAAGATGCATCAAGTTTGACACTCAGTGGAAGTGTTGATGTAGACAGCACACTCACAACCATGGGTGGATTTACAAATGAATCAGGCAACTACGGACAAAACATTTATGCAAACCGTGAGAATGATGAAGACAAGTCTGGTGGAGTTGCTAGTATAATTGTTCAACGTGATTTGGGAACAGAAACCTTAGGCGGTGGATTTGATTCAAGAGGCCCTGCCATTGATTTTAACATGACCAGTGATGATGGCGGTTTAACTCAATACCAAGGCGGCATTCAGTTTCAATCAAACAATGATGACGGCACTGATCCTGAAGCTTGGTTCAGAGCTTATAGTTGGGATGACTTGAGCCAAGATAATATAATTCAAGCCAACAAAGATTGGGCATATATTTACGGAAGATTCATGGCACAAAAGAGTGCAACACTTCAAAACCAAAATGGTGATGATGAAGCACCTCTAGTAGTCAAAGCTGATTGGGATAATAATGATGCAGTTGCGGCAGAGTTCTTTAACATAAGTGATGATGATCAAACTGTTAGTATTAAAAGCGGAACAGATCAAGGCTTTGGAAGTTTAACATACAACAACCAATTGCGTAGTTACAGAGATGGTGATTTAAAATATCAATACTTTGATGTGCTGAATGATGATGGAACTTTTAATCAAACCATTTATCAGATGAGCAAAGACACCAACACTGGTGATGTCAAACACAATATGTCTGGACAGGTTAGAGTAGAATTAGCACCTAGTTCAACTACGCCAAACACTGCATTGCAAATCCAAACAGATATGTCAAATGCCACTAGTGACTTGTCAACTGGTGTTAAAACAAATCTAAATTGGGGCAGTGGAACAATACCAAATGATGCTGAATCATGGCAGGAATTTTCAGTTCAAGATGATACACAAGGTCAATTAAAAGTTGGATACTTTGGTGCAAGATACAAAAGTGCAAACAATGGTGAATTAAGCACAATGAAATTGGCTGCACTAACACATGATAGTTCAGATGAAGCAGAACTTAGTATCAATCAAAAGCAGGCTACTGCTACTGTGCCATTTAAGTTTGTAAACATGACTACAACTCAAAGAAATGCATTAAGCAGTGTAGACACAGGAACAGTAATTTATAACAGCACAGATGATAAACTACAAGTTTACGCAATTGTTACCGGCAGCGGAACTTGGGTTGACTTACACTAAGTAAAGGAGTTCTACCATGAATGAAAATGCGGACAACACTGAGGACAAACAGGGCAAAGTCAAAGGAAGACCACCTATTAAAGTAGACAAAGCTGTATTACGCAACTTGTGTGAAATACAATGCACTATCAAAGAAATAGCCTACGTTTTAGGTGTAAGCACAGATACACTAAACAGAAACTATAGAGATGTTATTGATGAAGGCAAAAGCCAAGGCAAGATAGCATTACGCAGAGCACAGTGGAGAAACGCTATGGAAAAGAACAATGTTACTATGCAGATATGGCTAGGTAAAAACGTTCTTAACCAAACAGATGCTCCATTAGATGAAGAGGCAGGAACTATTCTACCTTGGACAGACTAAACTAATAAAAGGAAAGCTACCAATGAGCAAACAAGAAAACAAGTGGGCAGAAGTCACAGAGCAGAACAGCAAAGATATTGTTGAAATTAAACACAATATTGATGTGATTAAAGATAATCACTTGAAACACTTGGAGGCTGATATGGCAAAGCAATCAAAAGCAATTGAGAAGATAGACACACGCATTTGGGCTGTGCTTATTATCTTAGTTGTATCAACAGTGATAGGAATGGTGAAGAATGGCTTATAAGAAAAAGAAAAAAGGCAAGAAGAAATATTCTAAATAAAAGGGGAAATACAATGAAAAAACATTTAAAAGACAAAAGAGTTTGGGCAGTTGTGGCAATAGCTGTAATTAGTTACTGGCTCTGGACTACATTTAACACTGTAGCAGCAGTATAAATGAAACTAACCCCCGCACATTTAGATGCATGGAGGATAATCCCAAGACTACTAATACTATTCTATATGGTTGTATTCTACAACTCTACACAATGGTTTATGGGTTTAGAAGATCCTAGCAATGCACAAGCTGGCTTTATATCAACTATAGTTGGTGCAGGTGCAGCTTGGTTTGGCTTATACGTGGGCTCAAAAAGCAACAAGGAAAAGTAAATGAAAAGACATATTAATAGTGACCATTGGGATACCAAATTGGATCAACCAGATGGGCAAATAAAAACACAACGCTTGGAAACAATATTTGTAGAAGGCGGACAAGTTAAAAGAGAAACAGTAACAAGGCAGTTCTTCAGCAATGGAGAATATATGGATAGTGAAAGCATAGAGATAATTTGTAATGCCACTAAGTGATGTTCAAAAGACAGTAAGTAATGATGCCAATAGATTCAAAGTTGTTGTTGCAGGAAGACGTTGGGGGAAGAGTTGGCTCAGTATGCATGAGATGGCAAAGTATGCCCGCTTTCCCAATAGTAAGATCTTTTATGTTGCACCAACATATAGGATGTGTAGACAAATTCTTTGGGATGACATCAAAGAGAAGTTTATACGGTGTAGGTGGGCAAAGAAGATCAATGAAAGTGATTTAACTATTAAGTTAGTAAATGGAAGTCAAATATTCTTACGTTCAGGTGATAACCCTGATAACTTGCGTGGTGTAAGTATGGATTACTTGGTAATGGATGAAGCAGCTATGATAGACCAAAAGATGTGGACTGAAGTATGTAGACCTGCCCTGTCAGATAGACAAGGTGGTGCTATGTTTATTACAACTCCACAAGGCAAAGGTAGTTGGATATATGAACTATGGCAAGGTGCACCAAGTCAAGACAATTGGAGTAGCTTTCAATACACAACAATTGAAGGTGGTAATGTTCCACCTGAAGAGATTGAAGCTGCACGTAATGAATTAGGTGAGAAGGAATTCCGCCAAGAGTATGAAGCAAGTTTTGAAAGTTATGCAGGTGCTATCTATTACAATTGGGATAGTGCTACACACATTAAGAAACAAGACATAGACTTCAAGAAGAATGAAATACTACACGTTGCAATGGACTTTAACGTTAGTCCACTAGTAGCTGCAATATGTAGAGTCAATGGAAATGAAATAAGCGTTATAGATGAGATTAGTATGGAAGGTTCAAACACATATGAAATGGCAGAAGAATTGCTAAACAGATATCCGGACAATAGGTTATGGGTGTATCCAGATGCATCAGGACAAGCAAGAAAAACCAGTTCAAATACCAGTGACCATCACATACTACGCAACAGTGGATTCCAACTAAAAGTTAAAAGTATTAATCCACCTGTTAAAGACAGGATTGCAAGTGTAAATGCAAGCCTTAAGAGTGTAGACGGAAGTGTAAAACTACGCATAGATCCCAAGTGTAAGAACTTGATCAAATGTATTAGTAGCCAAACATACAAGTTAGGCACACATATTCCAGACAAAGGTGGTAATTTAGACCACATGAATGATGCATTAGGTTATCTTGTGCATTGGATAAACCCCATTAGAACTAACAAACCAAAAGACGCACCTGTAGGTGCACAGTTATTTGGTCATTATTAAATGGATAAATAACTGATATAGAGTGACAATAACTGATCATTATTGAATGACTACCTTTATAAAGGAAATATAATATGTTAACATTAGAACAAATAGAACAAACCCATCCAAGTTACAGTTCTGTAGCTGAACAGGCCAACTATCATTACAAATCATACGTGGGTGGTGAATTGTATAAAGGTGGTAGTTACTTAACACAATACATTGGTGAAAATCAAGCGCCTGGTGACCAGTATGGAAAACGCCTCAACAGCACTCCATTAGATAACCATGTGCAAACAACAGTAGACATTTACCGTAGCTTCTTGTTTAGAACACTACCTAAACGTGATATTGGACTGTTGATCAATAACCCATTGGTAGAACAATGGATGGAAGACACAGACCAAGAAGGTCAAAGCATGGACAGTTTCTTAAA